CACTGTCTTGCCATCACCCTCAGCTCGTGACGTCCAGCGACCGCTGGCCAACAGCGCCGGCTTGCGGTACTCGGGGTGGATGCCGTCGCAGGCTGGGCAGTGCCAGGCGGCCTCGGCCATCTTGCCGGTCGGCCACTTGATGTCGCGCCACTGGATCTGGCTGCGAACACCACAGTGATCGCAAGGCACCTCGAACACCCGCTGATCTGATTCCAGATAAGCCGCCTCGATGCGCGAGAAGCCTTTGAGCGTCGGGGTTGAGCACAGATAGACCTTGCGATTGACGAAGGTCGCCGCCCGTTGCACGGCGAGTGCCACCGGATCGCCTTCGCCATCGGCATCGCCTGGGTAACCATCCACCTCATCGAGAAACAGGTAACGCACCGGCATCGAACGCAAGCCCACCGCCGAATTGGCGCCGGTCATGATCAGCACGCCACCGGGGAATTCCTTCATCAGCTGGGTATTGCCGGAGTCACGCGACCGTGGGTCCTTCACCCGACTGGCGAGTTCGGGACTGGCCTCGATCAGCGCATCCACCCGTTGTTTGGAGACGCGCTTGGCGCCTTCCACCGTCGGCTGCACCAGCAGCATCGGCCCGGGCGCGTGGTGAATCACGTAACCCAGCCAGTTCAATCCGGCTTCGGTCTTGCCAATCTGCGCACCGGCCATCAGCACCACACGCTCCACGCGCGAGGTTGCCGACAGGGTTTCCATCACCGCCTTGAGATACGGCGTGCGGCTGGTTGACCAGCGCCCCGGCTCAGCGGAGGCCACCGACGAGAGCATCCGGTGGCGGTTGGCCCAGTCATCGACGGTGAGGATGGGATCGGGCGCGAGCCCCCGTTTCCAGGCCGATTCAACAGCCGATTCAGCAGTGTCGAACACAAGCCACTCCGATGCGAAATAGATGGACCGAACGCTTGGCTTCAATCGGCAACAGCGCGTTCATACAGATGTCATCAACACCCCACGGAGAACGCCATGAACGCCAACCGCCACACCAACCGCCTGAGCTGGATCGAGCAGCTGCCCGAAGTGGGCACCCCTATCCTTCGCCAGCGCGACGAGCTCCTCGCCCTGTTCGCGCAGATCGACGCCCTGCAGGAGATCGCCGGGCGTCGGCGCCAGGCCCTGGAGGAAGAAATCGCCACGCTGTGGCTGCCCGCCGAGATTGATCTGGCCAAGCGCCGCATCGCCGCCTAAGCAAATCGGCCAGACAGACGCAGAAAGGTCGAACCGGCGCTTGGCTTACCGCTTGAACAGCGCGTTCATACAGACACCGCAACAACACACGCCAAGGAGAACCACGATGCGCAAAACCGCCAACAAGACCGCCACCAAAGCCGCGCAGCAACTCGACCAGCTGCTCGCCCGGATCGCCCTGGACCATCTCTTCATCGAGACCCTGGAAACCCGCAACAGCGACAGCCTGGATTTCCACGACGTCAGCGTCTGGGGCGTCAAAAGCGCCCTGGTGGCGGCCTACCAAGCCGGCCTGGCCGCAGGCCAAAGCGCCGCCGCCAAAGCCACTGATCAACCGACCCAGCAGTAAGCCGCCTGACTTTCACATCACCCACAAGGAGCACGACCATGTCCGCACAAACCACACCGATCACCGAACGCCAACTGGACCTCATCACCCGCGCCCATTGCGACGCCGGTGGCCTGATCGAGCCGCTGCTCGACCTCAAGGGCGGCGCCAAACTCAAGATGATCGCCAGCCTCGCGCAGCGCGGGCTGATCGAGCAGATGGATGGCCAGTGGCGCATCACGCGCACCGCCATCGCCATCATCAAGGGCGAGGCCCAACCGGAGGATGTGCTGCCTGCGGTAAAGGGTGCCGCCACGTCACCCACACCGGCGCTGGCCGACGACCCGGAACTGGAAGCAGCAGTCGCAGCCGCAGAGGCCAGCTGGCAACAGAACCAGCCCGATGCCGCCCCAAAGCGTGGCCCGGGCAACAGCAAGCAGGCGCTGGTGATCGAGATGTTGAAACGCCCCGAGGGCGCCACCATTGCGCAGATCAGTGAGGCGACGGGGTGGCAACACCACACGATCAGGGGGACCTTTGCCGGCGCACTCAAGAAGAAATTGGGCCTGACCATCGTCTCCGAGAAGATCGAAGGCCCCGCCGGCACGCCGGGCGCAGGACAGCGTCTCTACCGCATCGCCGAGGAAGCCACCGCGTGAGCACGCAGCCCGACGCCCCAATCCCGGCAGACCTGTTGCCAGCCTTGCTGGAGGCCTGCCGGGAGATCGCCCGGATGAAGCATCCGAGCATCGAGCACCTGCTGCGCCAACGGGGGTTTGGTTTCGAGGCCGACCGGATCACCGAGGTGGTGCTGGCGATTGAAGCCCTTGATGCCCAGCACGATGCAGATTGAGCTTGGCTTCCCTGGCGACCAGCGCGTGAATGCTGTTGTCACCAACAGCCAACGAAAGGCCCCCACCATGACCACCACCAACCACACCCCGATCCGTGCCCGCTTTGCCCGCAAGCCCTACAGCTTGGACGAAGTGCTGCACAACGCCGACCCCAGTGCACCGCTCGAGCCCATCGAGATCGAGTTGCACAAGGAACTGACCGAGGCTGAATACGACGCCTTCGCCAACACGCTGCTGCAGGATCGGGACTGGCTGGCTGGACTCGGCGGTCACACGGCAGGACGCCGGCGCGTGGTGGCTGTCAGCGCGCCAGGGCGCACAACCGTGTTTGTCGATCCCTCGGGCAGCCGCTACGGGCGCTACGTTGGCATTGCCGAAGCGACGCCGGCCACCGATGACGACCAGGCTGGCGCGATTGGCTGGCTGATCGACAACCGTCGCCCAGAGGTGTCGCGGAAGCAGGCGATCCACACCCTGCGCCGGGCGCTGTCGGGCGATCCCGCCGCCTTGCGCATCCTCGACAGACTGGCAGACCAGTGATCAAAAAATGATTGATGAATCGCTTGGCTTCAGTGGCACGAAGCGCGTTCATACAGGCGTCACAACGATCAACCGAAAGGAGAGCACGCCATGAACACCCCCCGCGAATTTCAGACCCTGCACGCCGAACACCGCGCCCGCGAGGCCCTGGCCCAGGCCCGATCCACCCTGGAGCGCGCCCTACGCGAACTGGATCGCTACACCAGCCGCTTCGAGGAAGCCGAGTCGCTGCGCGACAAGGCCGATGTGATGAACTGGACCCTGAACGAACTGGCCTGCAACATCACCCCGAACCTACGCCTGGACCTGATCGCCAGCGCCCAGGCGGAACTGGTGCGCGCCGACACGATGGCCGAATAAGGGGCTTCGGAGCCAAGCACAAAAAGATCGAACAGGCGCTTGGCTTCCATCGCCCGAAGCGCGTTACTACGGGTGTCGCAACGATCAACCACCAGGAGCCAGAGATGAACACCACCACCCAGATCCCCGCCACCCAGAACGAGTCGTGGGGCTTTTACGGCACGATGAATGAACAGGCCAAAGCCGCCTGGCCCCTGGCCATGACTGGCATCTCGGACGTCACCGGCCAGCCACTCGAGTCGGTCCGCACCTTCCTCGACAGCCGCCACGGTCGCCACTTTGCCGACGATGTGCAAAACGGCCTTTACGCCGGCGCCACCCTGGCGGACGCCATTGAACAGGCCACCGCGCGCTGGATGGGCTGGACCATTGGCCGCAGCACCAGCAAACAGTACGGCATCCCCAAGGGGCTGCCTTACCTGACGGGCTTCGTGATCCACTGCGAGATCGTCGAAGAATCCCTGGCGGCGTGAGGAGCACAACGTGGCCGCCATCTCCACCACCCCACAACTCGAAGCCAACTACGACCAGTTCATCGCCGAGCTGACGGCACTCACTCGCAGGTACGGCGTTGCGATCCAGTCGGTCGGTGGCGTGATCTTGGCCGACGCACGCGGAGATTTTCGTGACGTCACCTACATCGCCGACATCAGCAGCGGCGATCTTTATCCGGAGTTTCCCGACAGCTGACGCACGCGCAGCGCCTCAAAGACCCGGCGCAGCAGGTAGCTTCGTATCAGCGAGACCACAGTGAAAACAAGTCCGATCACTAAGTTCTCCTGCAGCGTGGCGTGCAGGCCAAAGAGCGGAAACACCGCCCATTGGGTGGCGACCGCTATGCCATAGCCGACCAGCACATTGGTCACGGCTTCCAGCAGCGACATCCAGCGCGACTGCTTCACAGCACCTCCTCGGCATCCATCACATCGCTGGCGTCGGCAGCATCCGCCGTGCCGACCAGGTCGTCGAATCGAACGCCATCAACCTCACGCACTGCCTGCGACCCGGCATACGATTGCCAGCGGCGAACGATCACATCGACGTACTTCGGATCGAGCTCGATCAACCGTGCCTGGCGACCCGATTTCTCGGCAGCGATCAGCGTCGTGCCGGAGCCGCCGAAGGGATCGAGCACCACATCGCCCGGGCGGCTGGAATTGCGAATGGCGCGCTCGACCAGTTCCACCGGCTTCATGGTCGGATGCAGATCATTGATGCGCGGCTTGTTGAAGTACCACACATCCCCCTGGTCGCGGTCGCCGCACCAGTGCCGGGTCGCACCCTCGGGCCAGCCGTACAGGATGGGTTCGTACTGGCGCTGGTAGTCCGAGCGCCCGAGCGTGAAGGTGTTCTTGGCCCAGATGATGAAGGTCGACCACTTGCCGCCAGCAGCTCGAAAGGAGGACTGCAGGGTGTCGAGCTCGCTGGAGGACATCGCCACGTAGACCGCGCCATTGCATCGAGCCAGCGCGGGCTTGAATGCCGCCAGCAAGAAGTCCTGGAATCCGTCCCCGAGGTTGTCGTTCAGGATCGGGCGGTTGGTGCCGCGCAGCTTGTCCTTGGCCGTGTTGGCA